TCATTCAAGCGTGGACATTGTGTGGACACTCAGAGCATCAGTGCCACCGCGTAAAGGATTAAGCGTTACCGCGTCCTGCAGGTACTCAGGGGCGAAATGTGCATAGGTCATTGTCTGCTCAATTCGTGAGTGCCCGAGTATCCGTTGAAGCGTGATAATGCTGCCTCCGTTAATCATAAAGTGAGTGGCAAAGCTGTGACGCAATGCGTGCGTCGCCTGACCCGGTGGCAAGTCCGGTTTCAACTCTTTCATTAATCGTCTGAATGCAGGATAGTTAGCGTTCGTGAACAGATAGCCACGCTTTCCTGATGTGATCATTGTTGCCAGCTCCTCGGATATCGGAACGGTTCGCGGTTTGTTGGTTTTTGTCTTAACGAACGTGACGCGATTTTGGATGATGTTTTCAGCTTTCAATTTTGCAGCCTCACTCCATCTCGCGCCGGTGCTAAGACAAAGAATCGCTATTTTCTTATTATCCCCATCGACTTTCGACAGTAGATCAGCGATCTCCTCTTGCGTGAGGTAGCCAGTTTCAGGTTTGTCCTCTTTCAGTCGCTTAACACCTCTGAAAGGGTGTTCACCGAAAAATAGCTCTGCATCTATCAACGAGGTAAACATTCCGCTAAGGCAAGTCAAATCGCGGTTGATGCTCGATGGTTTGATGCCCTGAGAACGGCGCACCGTGCCGTACTGGCTAATCAATGATTTAGTAATCTGAAATGCGCATGGGTCACTTGTAATCCTTGTGAATAACTCAATTTTTCCTAGATAATCTCGACCATGAGTCTCATGCTTGCCCTTCAAATCCCACCAGACTTTTGTTAATTCTGACAGATGCCGCTTATCTGTCGGTTTAGCCAACCAATCTTTGTTGTGATGGTTGTACTGAGTATATTTTTCAAAAGCGATAGCTTCACTTTTCTTATCGAACTTCCTGCGGATGCGCTTTCCGTTGCGCCCTGCAGGTCTGACGTCCACTTCATATCGACCATCATCGAGCTTTTTAACAGACATAAAGCCTCCCGATGATGTTACTGCGTACTTCAATTTCCTGATTTAAATAACAAAAACTCACAGTGCATTTACTGCACAAAAAAGCGCCGTAAATTGTTAGCCAGTTTTCTGGTCTGAGTGGGGTGACGTAGTTGTCGGCTGCCCAAAGTGCGCGAGAGCCGGTGCAATCTGCCCAGCTTCAGGTGTTATTTGATCAGTCATAAACCACATCGTGTACTTGGTGAAGCGCGGGTGTTGAAGGATTTTCATTATTTGCTCTACACCTGGTTTTTTATCGCCAGCCTCATAGCTACAAAAAGAACCGTAAACGATCCCTGTTAACTCACTGAATTCTCTTCTATTTAGTCTTTCAGACTCTCTGATGAGCTTGATTTTTTCATGAATCTCTATTGACATAAAATCACCTATAGTTGAATATTATCACCTATCGTAGATTTATCTTTCCGATGGGTGAATCACCATTAAGAGCAATTAAACCCCATTAAGAGCAATTAATAGCACTAAAGGAGAATCGTAACAGATGAGCAAACAGCTTGTAAGTGTAACTGATGCAGTCCCTTATCAAGAGTTCGCAAGACTTATTGGTAAGACTCCCATGGCTGTTCGGGGAATGATTGATAAAGGGAAGCTACCCATTATTAAAATGACTGATCCGCAGTCAACCAGCGGAACAGTAGGTGAATACTGGGTTTACCTCCCAGCATGGAACAACGGCATGAAACTCGCATATGAAAGTCGCCCGAAAGAAATTAGGGAAGGGTGGCTAATGTGGTTGGGCTTAGGGTCTTAACCGGTTGAAATACATCGCTCAGTTTGTGAATGGCTAGCTGACCAGTCGGCATAAGGGGGTAGAAATGGAACATCAGTTGAAAACCATAAAAGTGGCTTTATTCAGTGGTGAATTAGACGAAATGACACCTTCAAATAGTCTTGTTGTTCCACGAAGTCTGCGTAAGTGGGTGAGTAGCGAAGAGCTCAAAAGTGAACCAGTGTTTATTGATGGTGATGATTTAGTTTTTCGCAGCACTGATGGCTCAGTTGAAATACTACGCCTTGACTTGATACAGCTTCTTTCTGATAACTACGGCCGCATGAAAGAAAGGGCTATAGGGATAAGTATTGATAATCGTTTATATCTGGCGCGCTGTGTAAGAGAAAAGGCTCGGGAGCTGGGTATTACGCTAATGAGCAAAGATGATTGGGATGACATTTTTAATGTGATGGTGCGGTCGCATCGTCCCAAAAAAGCCGCACCACATGAATTAGACGCTTAGTCGTTTATATCAATAAACCCTTGAAGATGATTTGGTTTTTTTGAGTGAGCTAATTCTCTTAACTTAATTGTCAATACATCGACTTGATTCGATTTTTCCACGTCACCCATTGGGGTTGGTAGAGACTCAATTAATGCTACGGCTTGTTCAAGAGTGGTAATTAATTCATTAAGTTTTTGATTGTTCACTTTTTACCTCTTAGTGGTGGAGTTGTTTTTGGCGATTCAATCCTACCACAAGACCATGTACCGGGCATGGGCAAAACCCGGCTACTTAATGGAGGATTTATGCAAGAACCACGTTGTATTGCGCAGCTACTTCGTAAGGAAAGTCCCCAGCCGATGACATTCAAGATTACTCACGGTAAGGGACGTAAAGGCATCATCATCCGCACCCGTAAGCCGGGATTTTTTGCCATGACTAAACGCTTCATAAAATCCATAGGGGTATCGTTATGACGGTTATGACCCTTGCCATTGTGGACAAGCAGCCAGAAGGATTACGTAGTCTGATTGGTAAATATCTTGCAGCGCCCCGCTGGCAGGATAGCTGTGATTTCTATAATCAAATGATGGAGCGCGACCGCCTGACGGTCTGTTTTCATGCTCAATTAAAACAGCGTCATGCGACGATGCGTCTTGAAGAAATGAACGATGTAGACCGGGAGCGTCTGGTGTGCGCTATCGACGAGCTACGTGCTGCATTTTCAAAACGTCGTCAGGTTGGCTCAAGTGAGTCCGCATATATTAGTTTTCTAACGGTTAGCCAACGGCGGTCATTGTTTTTACATGCAGGGTTAAGTGAGGTTGAATTTAATCAGCCTTACTGGCGTATTAATGAAGAATCATGTTATTGGCGTGAAAATTTATTTCGTGCTTTACGTGAGTTGTTTAGCCTGTTTGAGTACGCGCCGACGATATTAACATCGGTCAAGCCTGAGCAATATTTGCATTAATTAAATAATCTAAATTTTAAACGCACTTGATTGTGCGGGACTTCTTTTTGTCTGGAGAAAGTCATGCTTACAGGAACGGAAAAGCAAAGCAGTAATTTTTCTTTATTGCTTCAGCAGGCCAGAGCAGAAGCGCAGGCCGACGCAGCGACTATATTCTCATTTCATCTGGATAAACTGATTCAACATATCGTTACGCAGGAGTTGGAGCGTGTTGAGATTGTCGAGTTACTCAGCCAGGAATCAACGGTACTTCATAACGCAGGTCTCGCCCGTGGGGAGGCTGTTTAATGTCTGTGCTGAAATCTGTGATTCTCAATGGCTGGTTAAAAGTTGCCGTTCTCAAAAATGGTGATTTATCTCTGTCTGACCTCAAAAGTGATAAAGAATCTGGCTTGATGGTTGGGTCAGTTATCGCTATTTATTCGAATGAGTTAAATCTGTTTTCTGATGTTGTCGACCTAATTGTCAAACGTGCTATTTATCGCAAGAAAATAACCACTGTGGATGAATTAATACAATTCATGGCTGAACAATCTACATATTGTGCGTGTGAGCTAAAAAAATTAAATCGGAAAGGTGGTAAATAATGTCAATTTATATTGAGGTGGGCGACCGTTTCGTCGTCACTAGTGACCAGTTTCAATTTATTTTGCAGGAAAAGAAAACCGCAAAATCAGGAAAGAGCGCCGGTAAAGAGTGGCTCGGTGTAATTGGCTATTATCCAACAGTTTCCAGACTCGTATCTGGTCTGATATTACATGGCATTCTGACCGGTGAGGCGGCTAGTTTTGCGGACATTGGCGAGCAGGTCGAGCGCATTGGTCAGCAATGTCAGACTGCGTTTGCTGCAGATGGCCGTTGAAACTCGGGGGCGCGTTGCCCCCTCGCCACCTCCGCCACTACCAAAAAGCACCGGTGATAATTTCGTCGGTGCTTATCCGTGGAATAAATCCCGCGAGGCAGTTGGCCGCGACAGACCCCTTACACGTGCCGAACTCCGTCAGGTGCAAGGTGTTTTAAACCGGATTGATCGCCTGCCGTTTTTCCTGCAAACGCTGTTTACCTCGCGTTATAACTTCATCCGCCGCACAAAGAGCCCTTTGGGTGGGCTGTATTTCCTCAAAAACACGTTTGAGCGCAAGTTGCTGCCGCGTCTTGAGCGTGTTAATGAGCTGTGCGGAATGAATGAATCCGCCTCGATTGGTTTTTTGTCCGAGCGTGACCAGTATGTGCGCCTGCCGGATATGAATGACAAAGAGCTTAAGAAGTTTGCGGCTAGAATTGCTTCTCAACTCTGGAGCAAATACGAGGAGTTAAGCGACGCATGGGAGGAGGCGCACGGCGGGAAAGACACTTTATTCACCGATGAGGCGCAGGCGCATTTATACGGTCAGGTGGCCGGTATTGCTCGCGCTTTTAACTTCACCCCGATGTACTGGAAAAAATACCGTAAGGGTCAGATGACGATCCGCATGGCATTTTCTGCTATTTCCCGTCTGATAAAAGATGAGTGGTGGGTCAGCCAGCTCAAGGCGCAGCGGATGCGCTGGCGCGAGGCGCTGCTTATTGCGGCTGGCGAGGTCAACAAAGACCGCTCACCTTACGCAAGCAAAATGGCGATCCGCGATGTGCACGCGCGCCGCCTGGCTAATCTCGAATACCTGAAATCCTGCGAGCTGGAAAACAAAGTCACCGGCGAACGTATCGACCTCATCAGTAAGGTAATGGGGAGTATTTCTAACCCTGAAATACGGCGTATGGAACTGATGAACACTATCGCCGGGATTGAACGCTACGCGGCCAGCGTTGGTGACGTGGGGATGTTTATCACACTGACCACGCCATCGAAGTATCACCCGACCCGACAGGTCGGCAAAGGTGAAAACAAAACTGTGCAGCTCAATCATGGCTGGAATGAAACCGCATTTACCCCCAAAGACGGCCAGCGCTATCTGTGCCGAATCTGGAGCCTGATACGCACCGCTTTCAAAGATAACGATTTAGAGGTTTACGGGATGCGTGTTGTCGAACCGCACCACGACGGGACGCCACACTGGCACATGATGCTGTTTTGCAAACCCGGTCAGCGTAAAGCTATTAACGAAATTATGCGTCGTTATGCTCTCAAAGAGGACGGGCACGAAAAGGGAGCGGCAAAACAGCGCTTTGAGTCACGTCATCTTAATCAGGGCGGTGCGGCGGGTTATATCGCTAAATACATTGCCAAAAATATCGACGGCTACGCACTCGACGGCCAGCTCGACCACGACACCGGAAAGCCTCTGAAAGATACCGCCGCAGCCGTAACTGCATGGGCGTCTACATGGCGCATCCCGCAGTTTAAACCAATTGGCCTGCCGACAATGGGCGCTTACCGCGAACTGCGCAAGCTGCCGCGCGGCGTGAGTATCGCCAGTGAGTTTGACGACCGGGTCGAGGCTGTCCGGGCTGCTGCTGATGAAGGTGAATTTGACCTGTATATCATCGCACAGGGTGGGGCAAACATGCCGCGTGATGCGCAGGCCGTTAGGGTCGCCCGTAAGGTGACTGATGAGGTCAACGAATATGAGGAAGATATCGAGAGAGTGGTCGGCATTTATGCCCCTCACCTCGGGGCGAGTCGCATACATGTAACCCGTACAGCCGAATGGCGCATTGTTCCAAAGATTTTGGCCGTTGAGCCTTTGACCTTAAAAAGCGGCTCTGCCGCGCCTCGGAGTCCTGTCAATAACTGTGGAATGCTCACCGGCGGTGGCGATCCAGTTATGACCCCCACGCCGTCTGAGCAAGCCGCAGCGGTGTTAAATCTGATTGAGCACGGGGTTATCGGGTGGAATGAGCCTGACGTCATGAAGGTGCTTAACGGTGCGTTAAAAGCTGAGGCGCCGCTCAAAAATCGGCAGCAAAGAAACAATGCGCCCCTTAAAGCGAGCGAGCAAGCGCCATCAGCTAGGATGACTAGCGCCGAAAGGGGGCGCGTCTCAAAAATTCGTTTCAAGTTAGCTCAGGAAGGTATTGTCCCTGAACGATGGGAGGTTGAAGCGATGGCGAAAGGTGCAACAGTAATTTATGGGGATAAACGGTTTAGTTTTGCTGTACAGGAAAACTGGATGGTGTTTCCCTTCAACTGGTGAGAACATGTAAATTAGCAAATTCGAAGGAACACGCTGTAAATTAAGGTAATACTCAAATTTATTGGGGGTGATCATCGATGGTTAAATCAAGGAATGAAGTGTCAATGAAGGTTGCTTTCGCGAGAGGTATGATAAACAGATTATGCAAGTGTTTTTTTTATAGACATGATAAAGAGATGCCTTGTATTCAAGTAGGTAAACCACTCCAAGATTTAATTTTTTGGCTCAAATACAATGATGAGGAAGTGGCAAAATGCGCTAGCGCTCTGCTAAGAAATTATGGTCAAGAATTAGGGGTGAGCGACATTCAGACCGCTAAACAGTTGTTGTTAAGCTTTTGCTCTGACGCCTTCAACTGTATAGATGCCGATTTCCTCTCGCTTAACCCAGAGCAAAGATCCGTTGATAGTATAATTTCAAAGGTACACAGGACAAATCTTAGTGAAATGTTTGAGTGTTACATAATCTCACGAATGAAGTTTTATCCTTATATTTACAATCTTGGATGTGTTAGGTTTGATGGGCAATTGAAGTTACAGGAAAATCTTTATCTATATGGCCCGGGGCAGGGTGCGGCCTTATTGTCTAATATTAAATCCAAAGCTGGTATTGACGTTCCAAACTCCTTCTTTGATGAGAAAGATATACGAGATGAACCGATTGGGAGGTATTTCAATCAAGCAAGCTCGACAGTTATACTTACCTATGCTTCCTCTCAACAGGATGCAGTTGAGATGTTGAATCGGCTATTCGGTGGGTTATGTGTTACTGTCAATAATCCATTCGCTATTAACTCATGTGATGTTAATAATAAAGTTGAGAGTTTCTCTGAGGGGAAGTATCATATTTCTAATTTCCGTGTAAACATTCCATCATTGTCAATGTTAAATATTGATGGTTTGGTTTGCGAACGTCTAATAAAAATATTATCTAGATCTGATAAGCGTGTTTTGTCTGCTCTTTCGTTCATTGCTCATGGTTGGGGGAATGATAGCCGTGAAAGGTTTTTAAATCAATTTATAGCTCTTGATGCAATGTATGGTAATAATGCAGGTAACAAAATTTCGATTGTTGGTGGCGTTTGTCGTGATGCGATAAATATTTTTGATGTGAGTTCTAAAATAGAAATAATCTACGATCTTAGATGCAAATTTGTCCATGGCGATATTTCCACTTTATCGGCGCATGTGAAATATCTAAAATTTATTGATCGCCATGGGAGCGATCCTGTTGAGTCTCTTTTTGAAATACTGAAAGAATGCGTTCTCAATTATCAAGGTGTGTATGAAGCACCAAAAGAATATAGCAACTCTCGGACAATGGATGTACCTGTTGAGCTTGTTGCGGATGTTAGAAAGATGATTGAGAGCTTCATAAGTGGTAAATAAAGTGATAGCGAAGCTTATTTTTAGCTATGCATCTATCAGGTGCATGTATTTGCATCAGTTTTTTAGTTCGGTTTTTGTGAGCTGGCTCCTGTGCTGGCACGGGTCGGGGTTGCTAATGCAACCGCATTAAAAGTGACCCCTTAAGCGGGCAGGCGAGGCGGGGATAGCACTGCGCGCCAGAGGCGGTGACAGCATTTAATTTAATGCGTCTGTGCGCGTCGTGACGGCGCTGTCATGTTGCAAGTCTGCGATGGTTTCGCGATGAGATTGGATTGCGTGTGGTGGGGCTGAGGCTGTCAGGGATGAGGCCGCCCGGAGGCGGCGATTTTTGCAGAGTTATTCTGATTCAAGACTGTAATCTTTAAAGCGGATCACCTCCATCCCGAGCCAGTCGTTAATCTCTTTAAAGCGCTCCTGCAGCGGGGTCAGTTCGTTACGCACAAACACCCGCGCCACCTTCTCAACATCACCCATTGAGCCAATATTTTCCGGCTTGCCGCCCATGAGCTGGAACGGTACACGGTGCGCATCGAGCAGGTCAGCGGCGCTCACCTTTTTAATATTGAAAAAGTCATCTTTCGTGGCGACCTCACTCAGCGGCACTATCTTGATGCCATCCGGTTTCCCGTTGGGCGCGTAGAAAAACAGGTTTTTAAAATTTCCTAGCCCCTTTGAATCACGCATTGCAGAACGCAGCGACTCGACGTCGGTGCTGCTTTGTGCCGCGTCGGTGACGTACATGATGTAACCTGCGTGCGCGCCATTCTGGTAATACTTGCGACGAAACAGGGTGGCGGATTCATTCAGCCAGGCCGAATTGAGTGCGCTCAGATATTCCGGCATGCCGTACAGCTCCTGATTAATATCAGGCTCCAGCAGGTGAAACACCGAGCCGGGTGCGAACTGGTGCGGGTTGTTAAAGCTCGATATGTACCAGTAAACGCCATCCTCGACACCCCGGCGGGTATATTTAGCCGGTGATGTTTCCAGTTTTAAAAGCTGGCCGGTAACGCTCATGCGTTTCTCAAGATAGCCGTTTGCAAAGACCAGATAATCCAGTACGAGGCGGCTGAAATCCTGACGCGACAGGAGCGGGTGCGGGATGTAGGTGCTCGTCAGAATATTTCGTTTCACGTAAATCGGCGAGCTGTGATGCACGGCGGCGCGCAGGCTTTTTGCCAGACCTGAGAAGTTGACCGGCGGCTCGTACCACTTACCGTTATTGATGCACTCGACATAATCGAGGATATCGCGGCGATCCAGAACGGCGGAGGGCTCGCCAAAGGTGAACGCCTCCATTTTTTGCGGTGCGCTGGCGCTCATTGTGGCGGGTTTTTTCTGATGTTTTTTCATGTCAGTTAATATCCAGAATTGACGTTGAATGCATGCCGCTACCAGCGGAAAGTGGCTCGTTTAACAGCGCGTGCATAGTGGCCCATGCGATATCCGCGTGGCTGGCCTCTTCGCTGCGGCTGGCCTCATAGGTGGAGCTGCGCCCGCTGCTGGTCATGGTTTTACGGATAGCCATAAATGACTGTGTGATGTCAGTTGCCCCGGCGTCGTATTCCAGACACCCGCGTCTGATGGTGTCTTTCGCTTTCAGTACCATCGCGGTTTTCATTTCCGGCGTGTAGCGAATGGCGCGCGCCGCCGGGAAGAACGAGCGCACGAGCTGGTAAACACCCTGGCCGATGCCGGTCGCATCGATGCCGATATACTCGACGCAGTATTTTTCGGTCAGCTCGCGGATAGCCCCGGCCTGCGTCGCAAAATCCATGCCTTTCCACTGGTGACGCTCAAGGATGCGGAACTTGCCACCGGCAACCAGTGGCGGAGCCAGTACCGCACAGCCTGCACTGTCGCCGGTGTGTGACGGGTCATAGCCAATCCACACCGGGCGCCAGTTAAACGGACGGTCAGAAAACGGCTCGAAGTCCTCCCATTCTTCCATCGCATCGACCATGCAGCGCTGCAGCTCCTCGAACGGGAATACCGATGCCTTGTCGTCGACAAACTCACACATGAAGAGGTTGCGGAAATCATCGGCGCTGTTTTCCTGTTTCAGTTGATTCAGATTAAACAGCGTGCATCCCCCGGCGAGCGCATCCTCGATGGTGACAATCTGCCGCCACTGTCCGTCCGGGCACAGCACGCCCCCGGCCAGCGCCTTATGACTGATATCGATGTCGACACGCTCGGCGGCGCTGCTGCGTCCCCGGTTAAACAGATCACCTGACCAGAACGGATACGCGCCATGTGCCAGCGTCGAGGGGGTTGAAAAGTAGGTGGTGCGCAGGTGGGACTGTGACGCCATCCCCGAGGCAACTTTGCGCAGTTTCTGAAAGTTGGGGATCCAGAAGATTTCATCGACATACAGGTCGCCGTTATGGCTCTGTGCCGTGTTGGAATTGGTTCCGAGAAAAATCAGCTCTGCGCCATTGTTGCCGATGACAATCGGGTCGCCTGACAGGTCGACGTCGACCATGCGGGCAAAGGCGATGATGTACTTTCGGAACACGTAAGCCTGCGTCTTACTGGCTGACAGAAATATCTGGTTTTGCCCGGTTTTCAGGGCGCGCAGCAATGACTCGCGGGCAAAGTAAAATGTTGCGCCAATCTGGCGCGATTTGAGGATGTGGCGAATACGGTGCGCGATACCGGCTTTGTGCCAGTTGAGCTGATACTCAAAGGATTGATCGAAGAAAATCTCTTCGAGCTTTTCGATAGCCTCATCGCTGAAAAAATTACGTTTTGGCTTGCGGCGATCGCCTTTGTTGCGGCTGGCAATGTTGGGATTTAAATCTACTTCGTTTCCGGTCTGGCCGTAGCGGCTGACGCGCGCGAGCCGTTCCATCTGGCGTGACAGAAAGTCAGCGACCTTGAAGTCATGCGGCGTGAGGTCAGGCTTTGCATAAAGCTGAATCAGGCGCGCCTCGAGCGTGGATTCCACGCGGTTAAGCGGGGCGGTTTCCTCCCAGCCGTCACGTTGTTTCCAGCTCTGCACGGTCGGGCGCTTGACCTGCAGCGTGTCGGCGATTTGTGGCACGGAAAACCCCTGCCAGAACAGCAGGCGTGCCTGTCGTCGCGGGTCGTGCAAAAGGGAGAGGTCAGTCGAAATGGTCATGGTTGCCTCGTGTCAGTGAATACGGGGCAAGGCTAAGGAAATAGCGGGGCATTATCGCTAACCCCCTGTTGTGTCAGGGGGTACACGTCTGCAAGCGGTGGCTGATGCGGGGCGGAGTCGGGAAACTACACCCGAACCGAAAACCCAACATCAGGACACCTGAACAATGGCAAAGAAAGTTTCTAAATGGTTTCGCATCGGCGTCGAGGGTGACACCTGCGATGGTCGTGTCATCAACGGGGATGACATTCAGGACATGGCGGATACCTTTGACCCGCGCGTCTACGGTTGCCGCATTAACCTCGAACACATCAAAAGCCTCTGGCCTGACAGTCCGTTTAAACGTTACGGCGACGTGACCGAAGTGAAAGCGGAAATCATCAGTGATGACTCTGCGCTGAACGGCAAAAAAGCGCTGTTTGGCAAGATTGCACCGCTTGATGAACTGGTGAGCATGGTGCGTGCCGGTCAGAAGGTTTACACCTCCATGGAAATTCGCCCGAATTTCTCAAATACCGGTAAATGCTATCTGATTGGTCTCGCTGTGACCGATGACCCGGCAAGCCTCGGCACCGAATATCTCGAATTCTGCAGCCGTGCTGCGCAGAACCCGCTCGCCGGTAAAAAAGACCAGCCGGGCGACCTCTTCTCGGTGGCCTCCCTTGCTGAGCTGGAATTCGAGGATGTTCCCGATTCCATGCTCAACAGCCTGACCGACAAGGTCAAATCGATTTTCAGCCGCAAACAGGTCAGCGATGACGCCCGTCTTGCTGATGTGCATGAGGCAGTGACCGCCGTCTCTGAGCAGGTACAGACCAACCTGACCGCCACCGAAACGCGCGTCACTAAGCTGGAAACCGCCTTTGCACAGCTAAAGCAGGACGTGACCAGCCAGACCACGCAGAGCACGCAGGCGTTTAACGCCCTGAAAAGCTCCCTCGATAACACCGAAAGCTATCGCCAGCCGCGCCGCGAGAAATCGAAAGGCGGGACGGGTGACGAGCTGCTGACCAACTGCTGACAGACCTGCCGGGTGCGCGTCGCCCGGCCTGATGCCCCTTTTTAGAAAAACAGGAATAACAATGCGTAAAGATACCCGCTTTAAATTCAATGCTTACCTGTCCCGCGTGGCGGAGCTGAACGGCGTCGACACCGATGACGTGGCGAAAAAATTCACCGTTGAGCCGTCCGTGACGCAGACCCTGATGACCACCCTGCAGGCGTCATCCGCGTTTCTGACCAAAATCAATATCGTGCCGGTCGACGAGCTGAAAGGCGAAAAAGTCGGGGTCGGCGTCAACGGTACGATTGCGAGCACCACGGACACCGCCGCCGATGACGAGCGTAAGACCGCTGATTTCACTGCGCTCGAATCCAACAAATACGAATGCGCGCAAATCAACTTTGATTTCCATATTCGTTACAAACAGCTCGACCTGTGGGCGCGTTTCCAGGACTTTCAGACCCGTATCCGTGACGCGATTATCAAGCGTCAGTCGCTCGATTTCATCATGGCCGGTTTCAACGGTATCACCCGCGCGGAGACATCCAACCGCAAAACGAACCCGATGCTGCAGGATGTCGCGGTGGGCTGGCTGCAGAAATATCGCAATGAAGCTGCCGCGCGTGTGATGTCCAACGTCACTGATGATGACGGCAAGGTCATTTCCGATGTGATCCGCGTGGGTAAAAACGGTGACTATGAAAACCTTGATGCGCTGGTGATGGATGCGACCACCAACCTGATTGATGAGATTTATCAGGATGACCCGGAGCTCGTCGTTATCACTGGCCGTAAGCTGATGGCAGATAAATATTTCCCGCTGGTCAACAAGGCACAGGAAAACAGCGAAACGCTGGCCGCTGACATCATCATCAGCCAGAAGCGCATCGGCAACCTGCCTGCTGTGCGTGTGCCGTATTTCCCGGCGAATGCCCTGATGGTGACGCGTCTCGATAACCTGTCGATTTACTTCATGGATGATGCCCACCGTCGCGCCATCATCGAGGAGCCGAAGAAAGACCGCGTCGAAAACTACGAGTCGATGAATATTGACTATGTGGTCGAGGCTTACGCCGCCGGTTGCCTGATTGAAAACATCAAACTCGGTGACTTCACTGCACCTGCTGCACCGGAAAGCGGGGAATAAGCCATGACGAGTCCCGCAGCGCGTCACATGATGCGGGTCTCGGCCTCTGAGAATGCGCGGCGGGCTGCTGCTCCGCTGCGCAATGCAACTGCCTATGAGCAGATGCTCGTCAAGCTGGCCGCAGACTGTCGCACGTTAAAACAAATCCGCTCCAATGAACGCAAGGCAGATAAAAAGCGTGAGCTGCTGCCGTTCTATCTGCCGTGGGTGTCGGGTGTCCTCAGCGCCGGAAAAGGGGCGCAGGATGACATTGTCATGACCGTCATGCTGTGGCGTCTCGATGCGGATGACATCGCCGGTGCGCTGGAGATTGCCCGCTATGCGATGACCTATGGCCTGACCATGCCGACCGGCGGCCACCGCCGCACCACGCCGTATTTGCTGGCCGAAGAGGTCGCCCTGTCAGCGCAGCGCCTGCTCGATGCGAAACAGCCTGTCGGGCTGCAGCTCCTGCTCGACACCATCGCACTGACCGAACGGGCAGACATGCCGGACATCGTGCGCGCGAAGCTGCACAAAATTACCGGCTACGTGCTGCGTGAGGCTGGCCGTCTGACTGACGCGCTGGCGCACCTGCAGCGTGCGATCCAGTTAGAGCGAACTGTCGGTGTGAAAAAAGATATTGAACAGCTCGAGCGCGCGCTGAAACCCAAACCAGAACCCGCACCCAAACAGAATAAACCGCGCACGCGCAAACCTGCCGCCAAACCGGCGGCACGGCGCGGGCGTCCCCCGAAAGCGGCAAAAGCCGCAGGTTAACAGAGCGCTCCCCGAGCCGGGCGGCACGCCGGTCAATGCGGGTATTGATTGCCCTGACTGCGACCGGCGTCCACCGCCCACCCATTACCCGAGGTTGTCATGACGACAGTGATTATTGAGCCAAAAAAAGAGCCGCAGGATGTGCCGGGCGTGGTGATACCACCACCGGGCGTGAGCGAGCCGGTAATAAAAAACACCTTCTTTTTCCCTGATGTGGATCCGAAGCGTGTGCGCGAGCTGATGCGTCTGGAGCAGACCGTTTCCGCGCTGCGCCTGAATGATGCGATTAAAGCCGGTATGGCTGAAACCAATGCGGAGCTTGCCCTGTGGCGGGTTGAGCAGATGGCCGCAGGTCATGACACGCTGGCCGATGTGCCTGCCGATGATATCGACGGCGAAAGCGTGCGCTGTTTCCACTATTTCCGCGCCGTCTGCGCCATGACCAGTGCCACGCTGTTTGAGCGCTATCGCGGCATCGATGCGACGGCAAAAGGCGACCGCAAGGCGGAAAGCACCGAGGCGGTTATCGATGAGCTGTGGCGGGATATGCGCTGGTCTGTGGCGCGTATTCAGGACAAGCCGCGCTGTATTGTCGGTCAAATCTGATGAAGATCAGGGCGATACAGGGGGACACCCTCGATGCGATTTGCGCCCGGTATTACGGGCGCACTGAGGGCGTCGTTGAAACGGTGCTGCAGGCGAATCCGGGGCTGTCGGAGCTGGGCGTTATTCTGCCGCACGGCACGGCAATCGAACTGCCCGAAACCGACAGCGCTCCGAAAACCGAGACGGTGAATTTATGGGACTGAGTGTGGAAAAAATCACGACGTTTATCGCTTACTGGCTGGCCGTGGGGCTGGCGTATTTCGGGGCGATGTCCCCCGAAAAGCTGGCGCTCTATGTGGGGAGTGCCTGCGCCATTTTTACCGCGCTGACGAATTACTGGTTTAAGCGCAAAACCTACCGCTATCTGACCTCACTCGGACTCGATAAGGAGGCTGCCCGTGAGCTCAATCATTAAACGCTGCAGTGTGGCCGCCGTGCTGGCGCTGGCAGCACTGGTGCCTGACTTTCGTCTGCTTAACACCTCGCCCGAGGGGCTGGCACTGATTGCCGATCTCGAAGGATGTCGCCTGACACCTTACCAGTGCATCGCGGGAGTGTGGACGTCGGGCATCGGCCACACTGCCGGGGTGGTCCCGAAAGGGGATATTACAGAGCGACAGGCGGCGGAGAATCTCGTTGCCGATGTGCTCAACGTCGAGCAACGGCTCGCAGTCTGTGTGCCGGTGGATATGCCACCGCGCGTCTATGACTCGCTGGTCAGTTTTGCGTTTAACGTCGGAACCGGTGCGGCCTGCCGTTCGACGCTGGTCTCGTTTATCAAGCGTCATCAGTGGTGGCAGGCGTGCGACCAGCTCACCCGCTGGGTGTATGTCAACGGCACAAAAAATAAAGGGCTGGAGAACCGCCGCGCGCGGGAGCTGGCGTATTGCATGAAAGGAGTGACTCAATGAAACAACACATTACCTCGCTGATTTTTGATTTCCTGCTGGCGCTGATGCTGGTTATGGGGCTGGCGAACCCGCAGAGCGTGGCAGTCAATTTCGTTGCTGTATGGGCGCTGTTTGGCTGTCTGGTTGGTGCGGGATGGGTGTTTACAGCGCTGCTGTATCTGATTTGTGTCCTTGTGCTTAAAGCTGTGCGCTCTGCTTACCGTCAGCGCATCGAGGGGGAGGGGGTGTGTCCAGACTCATTGTGATCCTTCTGGTAGCTGCGCTGGCCGGGTTGCTGTGGCTGCGACATGAAAATGAGAACTTATCCCGGTCATTTGAGAAAGCGAACCGCGTCGCCAGTGCGCAAAAGACGACAATTGGCATGCTGAAAAATCAGCTTGCCGTATCGCAGCGAATCGCAAGGGCGAATGAGGATGCGCAGGTCAGGCTCGGTGATGAGCTGGCCGTTGCCGGTGAGCAGGCAGCAAGGCGGGAAGAAACCATAACGAGGCTGATGAATGAAAATGAGACGTTACGCCGCTGGTACAGCGATAAGCTGCCTGATGCTGTGCGGCGGTTGCACATCCGAACAGGCTGCGCCTCCGCTGCCCGTTGTTTACAACGCCTGCCCGAAGGTGAGCCTCTGCCCGATGCCGGGAAGCGACCCCGTCAATAACGGTGATTTGAGTGCCGATATTCGCAGGCTTGAGCATGCGCTCACCGCCTGTGCGATTAAGGTCGAAACCATCAAAGACTGTCAGGATAGAATCGATGCAGAAAATGAAAAGCCTGCGCAAAGCGCTGAATGACGCCGTCCCGCAGCTCATGAATAACCCCGAGATGATGCGCATTTTTGCCGATGAGGGGAATATCGATGCGCGTCTCGCGGCCTCACTGTCCCACGAAAAGAAATACACGCTGAATGTGATCGTCTGTGACTTTGTCGGCGACCCCGACCTGATTTTTGTGCCGGTGGCGGCGTGGCTGCGAGAAAACCAGCCGGATATCTGCACGCTCGATGAGGGGCGCAAAAAGGGCTATCGATTCCAGATGGATTTAAATGACGGGGATAATGTTGATATCAGTATCAGCCTGCAACTGACTGAGCGCACCCTTGTCCGGGAAGAAAACGGCGCGTTACACGTCAGCTATGCCCCGGAGCCGCCCCTGCCGGAGCCTGTCACCCGTCCGACAGAGCTCTATATCAATGGCGAGCTGGTGAGTAAATGGGATGAGTGAATTAACGCCTTTTGATGACCAGATGGCGGGGCTTATCGGGGCATTGTCACCGGCGTCGCGGCGCAGGCTGGCCGCAGAGATAGCGAAACAACTGCGCGCCGCACAGCAGCAACGTATCAGACAACAAAAAGCGCCGGACGGCTCACCGTATGAGACCCGAAAACGCCAGCCGCTCAGGGTGAAAAAAGGGCGAATAAAACGGGCGATGTTTCAGAAGCTGCGAACGAGTCGCTACATGAAAGCTAGTGGTCGCAATGATGCTGCTGTGGTGGAGTTTACCGGCAAAGTGCAGCGCATAGCGCAGATTCATCAGCTCGGACTCAAAGACCGGCCTAACCCTCATGCTCAGGACGTGCAATACCCCATCAGACAGCTTGTTGGCTTTTCTAAGGTAGATATTGACAATATTTCAAATACGATCATTAATCATATGTTGGATTAATCCTAAGGTGGGATCGAGGTGCAAAAATTTAGTAAAGGTAATGAGACAGAGGTAAACAAAAAAATCGACTTGATGATAAAGGTTATCAATCGAACAGATTCGTATCTGAACTCAGCTAAGGAAGGTGCGAATAAGCGGGGAAATTCTTCTCGGCTGACTCAGTCATTTCATTTCTTCATGTTTGAGCCGATTTTTTCTCCCGTAAATGCCTTGAATCAGCCTATTTAGACCGTTTCTTCGCCATTTAAGGCGTTATCCCCAGTTTTTAGTGAGATCTCTCCCACTGACGTATCATTTGGTCCGCCCGAAACAGGTTGGCCAGCGTGAATAACATCGCCAGTTGGTTATCGTTTTTCAGCAACCCCTTGTATCTGGCTTTCACGAAGCCGAACTGTCGCTTGATGATGCGAAATGGGTGCTCCACCTTGGCCCGGATGCTGGCTTTCATGTATTCGATGTTGATGGCCGTTTTGTTCTTGCGTGGATGCTGTTTCAAGGTTCTTACCTTGCCGGGGCGCTCGGCGATCAGCCAGTCCACATCCACCTCGGCCAGCTCCTCGCGCTGTGGCGCCCCTTGGTAGCCGGCATCGGCTGAGACAAATTGCTCCTCTCCATGCAGCAGATTACCCAGCTGATTGAGGTCATGCTCGTTGGCCGCGGTGGTGACTAGGCTGTGGGTCAGGCCACTCTTGGCATCGACACCAATGTGGGCCTTCATGCCAAAGTGCCACTGATTGCCTTTCTTGGTCTGATACATCTCCGGATCGCGTTGCTGCTCTTTGTTCTTGGTCGAGCTGGGTGCCTCAATGATGGTGGCATCGACCAAGGTGCCTTGAGTCATCATGACGCCTGCTTCGGCCAGCCAGCGATTGATGGTCTTGAACAATTGGCGGGCCAGTTGATGCTGCTCCAGCAGGTGGCGGAAATTCATGATGGTGGTGCGGTCCGGCAGGGCGCTATCCAGGGATAACCGGGCAAACAGACGCATGGAGGCGATTTCGTACAGAGCATCTTCCATCGCGCCATCGCTCAGGTTGTACCAATGCTGCATGCAGTGAATGCGTAGCATGGTTTCCAGCGGATAAGGTCGCCGGCCATTACCAGCCTTGGGGTAAAACGGCTCGATGACTTCCACCATGTTTTGCCATGGCAGAATCTGCTCCATGCGGGACAAGAAAATCTCTTTTCTGGTCTGACGGCGCTTACTGCTGAATTCACTGTCGGCGAAGGTAAGTTGATGACTCATAATGAACCCTGTTCCATGGCTCCAGATGACAAACATGATCTCATATCAGGGACTTGTTCGCACCTTCCCTAACACCAAATCGACAATACTTCTTAGTTTGGCATCTGCCTTAATTGTAGCTCTGTCTGTTAATTTTGATAAAATAATTTCTTTGGTTAATGTGAGAGCCGATAAAGCTTTTTTATCTTTTTTGGTCGGTGCTATTTTATTCTTGTTAATCGCATCTGTAATATTTTCTTTGAAAGGGATTACACCCTTTATTAAAGCAAGTACTAAAAGTAATACTTTTTCTTTTGTAGATATCTCATTGAATTATAGTGAGTTGGAAGATTATAGAAAAGAGTTTTCCTCAGTTGACAGTTTGAAATTATTAAATCAGTTGATTGCACTTAACCATAATCTATCTAAAGCGCTTGTGGCTAAGTATGAAAAACAGATTACCGCAATAACTTTTTTAGAATCTGCAGCGTATGTGCTCGGTTTTTCAATTTATGTAATAATACTATCTAATTGTTAAGAAGGGATTTATGTCTATAAAAAACATATACTCTAATTTGGAACAGAGTTTAGAGAGAACTATTTCAGCTTCAAAATCTAAAAAAATTTATGATTCTATGATGGAGTCCGCTATGGATTCTAGGGTGGGAGCTGAGAGTACCAAACGTACATATAATTTTGTTAAAAGCTCTGTGGGTCTTGAAAGCAATGCTGTGGGTACGACGACTCAACATTATGGAGTTAAGGAGATTGTTAGGCACAAATTTGGCAAGAGTGGTAAGTTGATGTCAAGTTTTGGATGTCACCCTGATTTCGATGAAATGGACGAGGGGGAATTGAGAAACGGTTATTCTGTAACATTGTTTATGGATATAATCGGCTCGACTAAGTTAGGTGTCGTGTTTCCACCTGAAACTGTTTTTAAAATTAAAAATGACATCATAAGATGTGCAATTGAAACTGTTAATTCATTTGATGGTCATGTGCACAGAATTATGGGGGACGCAGTTATGGCGTTCTTTAGAATGGAAACATATAAACAGCAAGGACGTATTGCTGATAGCGCGATTGATGCTATTAATTGTGCGACTTTTTTAATTGAAATGTTCAAGGGTGTCGTAATACCAAAGCTTAATGATTTGGGCATTGATGAAAACTTAGGCATTCGAATTGGAATTGATTATGGGGCCGATGACCAAGTTATTTGGGGTAAGTATGGCTACATGGAGAGTCAGGAGGTAACTGCTACATCATTCTTTGTCGATGTGGCGGCAAAATTACAGCAAAAAGCTCCGAAAAACTCTATCATGATTGGTGATAGCCTTGCTAAATTAATTGGTTTTGATGAAAATCAGTTGTCAATTAAGACTAAAATTAAAGATGGTGTGGCTACCCCTGTTAAATATCTGACGCCTAACTATAAAGATGCTAATGGCGAGCTTGTTAATTATAAGCAGTATGTTTTGAAGAATGAGCATTATTGTAGTTTACTGCCGACTTCTGATGAAAATAGCGAGTTGATAGTAAAAGCTACTTTGAAGATGGATAAAAATGCCTCTTCAGATGATGAATACTATCCTTGTTCCAGAGTGATAAAAAAAGGAATGGGCATTTCTTTTAAAGGGTATTTTAATACTTACAATCATTACGAGAACCCTAAGTTCAGATTCAGAGTTGTTAATACCGGAGAGGAAGCCTCGAAAGCAGAGGGTAACGGTAATCATGAAGAATATGAAGTTGCGAAGTATTCTGATGGCCGGTATTTCTCGAGGCACTGGGAGAATACTGCCTATAAAGGCCTTCATCACATGTATGTGTCTTTTTGGGATGGGGATCGACTCATTAAGAATGAAAAGTGTTTCTCAATTTTTATTAGTGACTAAATTAGGTTATGTTCCACACAGTGCTAATTAACTGATTGTTCGTTGTATCAGCGCCTACCAAATTAACAATCATTGCCGCTTGTCTTCCCCGGCGGCATCCTTTTCCCATGAATACTTTAAATTCCATTCAGGATATCGCCCGCGCTATCCGTAACCTTATCCGCACCGGCATTGTGACTGCAGTCAATCCCGATGAGGGGCTTTGCCGTGTCCAGACCGGCGGCATGCAAACCACCTGGCTAAACTGGCTGACCTGCCGCGCCGGTCGCTCGCGTGTCTGGTGGGCTCCCTCAGTTGGCGAGCAGGTGCTCATTCTTGCCATTGGCGGCGAGCTCGACACCGCCTTTGTGCTGCCCGGCATTTTTTCTGATGACCATCCCGCGCCGTCGGCCTCGCCTGATGCCTTTCACGTTTCCTTTCATGACGGAGCGGTTATTGAGTACGAGCCCGAAAGCGGGGCGCTCACGGTGAGTGGTATCAAAACCGCTGACGTTACCGCGTCGGACGCCATTACCGCAACGGTGCCGCTGGTACTGGTCAAAGCGTCCACCCGCATCACGCTCGATACCCCCGAGGTGGTCTGCACCAACAAGCTGACCACGGCCACGCTTGAGGTGCAAAAGGGCGGGAAGATGAGCGGCAACATCGAGCATGACGGCGGCACGTTTAAATCAAACGGCGTGCAGGTGGATGACCATGACCACGGCGGCGTGAAACGGGGTGATGACAGAACGGTGGGGACAAAATGACGACGAGCTATCTGGGCATGAACCGTCATACCGGGCTCAGTATTTCTGAGGTTGAGCATATCAGGCAGAGCGTGCGCGACATTCTGGTCACGCCGGTGGGCTCGCGCGTCATGCGCCGTGATTACGGCTCGCTGCTGGCGGCGCTTATTGACCAGCCGCAGACCCCGGCGCTGCGCCTGCAGATTATGGCCGCGTGCTATTCCGCGATCCAGAAGTGGGAGCCACGCGTCAGCCTGACGACCATCACCTTTGAACGCGGGGAGAATGACGGCGCGATGTATGTCGATATCACCGGCACGCGGTCGGCGTCAGGCCAGCCCTTTTCTATCACCCTTCCACTGAGTTAAACACTATGGCTATTGTTGACCTGAGCCTGCTCGCTGCGCCTGATGTGGTGGATGAGCTGGATTATGAAACCATTCTGGCAGAGCGAAAGGCGACGCTTGTCTCACTGTACCCGGAGGAACAGCAGGAGGCGGTTGCGCGCACGCTGACGCTTGAATCTGAGCCGGTTGTTAAGCTGCTGCAGGAGAACGCTTACCGGGAGGTTATCTGGCGTCAGCGCGTGAATGAATCGGCGCGCGCGGTCATGCTGGCGTATGCCGCCGGTAATGACCTCGATAATATCGGCGCAAATTTCAGCGTCGGGCGTCTTGTTATCACGCCTGCAGATGAGACCACGCTGCCGCCCACACCTGCCGTTATGGAGTCGGACACCGATTACCGTCTGCGCGTTCAGCAGGCATTTGAAGGGATGAGCGTGGCCGGCTCTGTCGGCGCTTATCAGTTTCATGGCCGCAGCGCTGACGGGCGGGTCGCAGATATCTCAGTGACCAGCCCGTCGCCCGCCTGCGTGACGATTTCTGTGCTGTCGCGTGAAAACAACGGCGTCGCCTCTGATGAGCTGCTCGCTGTGGTACGAAACGCGCTTAATGCCGAAGATGTCAGGCCGGTCGCAGACCGTGTGACGGTGCAGTCAGCCGACATTGTTGACTACCAGATAACCGCCTCGCTTTATCTCTATCCCGGTCCGGAAAGCGAACCCATTCGCGCCGCCGCCGTGAAAAAGCTGGAGGGCTATATCAGCGCGCAGCACCGCCTCGGGCGTGATATTCGCCTGTCTGCCATTTATGCCGCGCTGCATGTCGAGGGTGTACAGCGCGTCGAGCTGGCCGCGCCGGTGGCTGACCTCGTGCTCAGTAGTGCGCAGGCGTCATTTTGCACTGATTACAGCATTGTGATCGGGGGCTCGGATGAGTGATACCCGTCTGCTGCCGGTGGGCTCGTCACCGCTTGAGGTGGCCGCGGCGCGTGCCTGCGCGGATATCGAAAGCACCCCCGTCCCGCTGCGTCGTCTGTGGAGTCCTGACACCTGCCCGGCTAATTTGCTGCCGTGGCTGGCGTGGGCGTTTTCTGTCGACCGCTGGGATGAGAACTGGCCGGAGGAAACGAAGCGCGCCGTCATCCGTGATGCGTACTTTATTCACTGTCACAAAGGCACTATCGGTGCTGTTCGTCGGGTGGTGGAGCCACTCGGTTATGTCATCAACGTCACGGAATGGTGGGAGACCAGCGACCCGCCCGGCACATTCCGGCTTGATATCGGTGTGCTGGAAAGCGGTATCACTGAGGAAATGTATTTTGAAATGGAGCGCCTGATTGCGGATGCGAAGCCTGCCAGCCGTCATCTGATTGGTCTGAATATTATCCAGGACATTCCCGGTCATATGTTTGTCGGTGGTGTGGTGTATGACGGCGACATTATTACGGTTTATCCCGGATGAGTGAGGAATAATGAGCACGAAATTTAAAACAATCATTACCACTGCCGGAGCTGCAAAACTGGCGGCGGCGACGGTGCCGGGTGGTAAAAAAGTGAACCTTACCGCGATGGCCGTCGGTGATGGTGGCGGCGCACTGCCGGAGCCGAACGTCGGGCAGGTAAAGCTCATCAATGAAGTCTGGCGTCATGCGCTGAATAAAATCAGCCAGGACAACAAAAATAAAAATTATATCGTTGCGGAGCTGGTCATTCCTCCCGAGGTGGGCGGCTTCTGGATGCGTGAGCTGGGTCTGTATGATGACGCAGGCACGCTGATAGCCGTTGCCAATATGGCGGAGAGCTACAAGCCGGAGCTGGCGGAGGGCTCGGGGCGTGCGCAGACCTGTCGCATGGTGATTATTGTCAGCAGTATCGCCTCAGTGGAGCTGTCCATTGACGCGACAACGGTGATGGCGACGCAGGATTATGTTGACGACAAACTGGCAGAGCATGAGCAGTCCCGCAGGCATCCTGACGCCACGCTGAAAGAAAAAGGCTTTGTGCAACTCAGCAGCGCCACCGACAGCACGTCTGAGAGCCTCGCAGCGACGCCGAAAGCGGTTAAGGCGGCGTATGACCTCGCCAGTGGTAAATATACGGCTCAGGACGCGACCACGGCGCAGAAAGGTCTGGTGCAGCTCAGTAGCGCCACCGACAGCGTGTCTGAGGCGCTCGCCGCGACGCCAAAGGCAGTTAAGGCGGCGTATGACCTTGCCAGTGGTAAATATACGGCTCAGGACGCGAGCACGGCGCAGAAAGGTCTGGTGAAACTCAGCAGCGCCACCGACAGCACGTCTGAGGCGCTCGCCGCGACACCGAAAGCGGTCAAGAACGCTAACGACAACGCAGATAAGCGACTGGCTAAAGAGCAGAACGGCAGGGATATCCCCGAAAAAGATGTATTCGTGCGCAACATCGGCGCAGCGCGGGCTTTCAGTGGCACGGTAAGCATTGGCGGGGGCGGTGACTGGACGACTGCGGAGTTTATCGCCTGGCTGGAGCAACAGGGTGCGCTTAATCATCCGTACTGGATGTGCAAAGGGTCGTGGTCTTACGGTGATAACAGAACTATTACCGATACCGGGTGCGGGAACATCCAGCTAGCCGGTGCGGTTGTTGAGGTTATGGGCGTGCGTGGTGCGATGACCCTTCGTGTCACGACACCTACAACCGCAACGGCGGGGGTTACAAATGCACAGTTCACTTACGTCAATCATGGGGATGGTTATTTACCGGGCTGGCGACGTGATTTCAATACGGCAAATCCGCCACCAGTATCATACCCTGTCGGTGCGCCGATCCCGTGGCCATCCGATACCGTTCCGCCCGCTCACGCCTTAATGCAGGGACAACCTTTTGATAAATCAGTCTATCCGTTGCTGGGCGTGGCGTATCCCTCTGGCGTTATTCCAGATATGCGCGGCCAGACGATAAAGGGCAGACCTGATGGCCGTGCTGTTTTGTCTCAGGAACTGGACGGCATTAAGTGGCACGACCACGGCGCAACGGTCGCAAGTACCGACCTCGGAAACCGGGACACCACCGGATTTGACTACGGAACCAAACCGGTATCGGTCTTTGACTATGGCACGAAATCCACAACCGGCGCGGGCGCACACAACCACCCGATTTCCGGGCGAACGCAGTTCGGTCAGGCGGGGGATGTTGTTGCTATGTCCAATACCGGCTCTGACAGGACAAACTGGGGGGCTGTTGGTGGCGTCGGCGACCACGCTCACGCCGTCGGCATTGGTGCGCATGATCACGTTGTCGGGATCGGGGCGCATGCTCACTCTGTCTACATTGGTGCGCACAGTCACGGCGTGACCGTTTCGCCCTCGGGTCAGGCTGAAAACACCGTAAAAAACACCGCATTTAATTATTTAGTGAGGCTTGCATAATGGCTTTTAAAATGACCAGCACCAACCGGGTTATTACGATTTACAACCTGTCATCTGCCACGAATGAGTTTATCGGTAAAGGGGATGGTTTTATTCCGGCCAATACGGGCTTGCCTGCCTACAGCACCGATATTGCGCCCCCAAAAGTGACGGCGGGTTTTGTGGCTGTTTTCGATGCTCAGGCTAATAAATGGTCGCGGGTGGAAGACCACCGCGGGACAACCGTCTATGACATCAGCACCGGCAAGCCCGCTGTTATTGAAAAGCTGGGCGCTCTGCCTGATAACGTTGTGTCGGTTGCACCTGACGGGGAGTATGTAAAATGGGATGGCGCCAGGTGGATCCACGATGCCGAAGCGGAAAAAACATTTCGTCAGGGGCAGGCGGCGCAGGAAAAAGCAAACCTGCTGATGATTGCAACATCGGCGATTGCCCCGCTGCAGGATGCCGTTGATCTGGATATGGCAACGGAAGACGAAGCGGCCGCGCTTAATGAATGGAAAAAGTATCGCGTAATGCTCAACAGGGTCAAACCCGAAGATGCCCCCGATATCACATGGCCGGAACTGCCCGCATAACCGGCATCACTCAGGCGGGCGGTTGCCCGCGCTTTCCGGCCTCCGGTTGTGTCAGACCTTATCCAACCCTGACAAATAGCCCGCCATCACCACACAACAGAAAATACACTCACCCTTAACCACGGAGTTAAACGGATGAGTGATTTTCATCATGGCGTAGAGGTCATCGAAATTAACGATGGCGTGCGCACCATTTCCACCGTCTCAACGGCCATCATCGGCATGGTCTGCACGGCCAGTGATGCTGACGACAAGACATTTCCCCTCAATGAGCCGGTGCTCATTACCAACGTGCAAAGCGCTATCGGCAAGGCGGGCAAAAAGGGGACGCTGTCGACATCCCTGCAGGCCATCGCTGACCAGTGCAAACCGGTCATTGTGGCCGTGCGCGTGGCCGAAGGCGCAGAAGACCCGGATGACCCGGAGGCCGGGAAAAAACAAACCATTTCCAACATCATCGGCACGACCGACGAAAACGGCATCTATGGTCACTCCCGTTTTTGCAACACCGATTTTGACGACAAGTTGGCTTGCTTGAATCTATCCGGCGTCTGAATGGGATTTTATTCCCGCGCCTCGATGAGTTCCGCGCCTGATGAACCTCCAGAAAATATACGGCTTCAATGAGCCTTTCCGTTTTACAGGTTCCTCAACAGGCCGGTGGGCCGTTAGTATCATCAATATCAGTATTCGCAAAACCAGATGAATGATTGTTTAAACTGGTGTATTTCTGCCTTTATGCTTCGTAAGTTTGCTGTCGCGCCGTCAGTGCCCAGGCTATTCTGGCCAGCTTGTTTGCCAGAGCACAGGTGACGACAAAGTTGCTTTTCCGACACAACAACTCCCTGACCCAGTCGGCCAACTTGCCAGACTGGTGTTCCAGTTTTTGTATGAATACCCTGGCACACTGAACCAACAAAGTTCGGATCTTTTTGTTGCCCCGCTTGCTAATCCCTAACAATGTCGTCCGACCTCCCGTGCTGTACTGTCGGGGTACCAGCCCTGTTGCCGCCGCAAAGTCACGGCTGCTGGCGTACTGCTTCCCGTCGCCAATCTCAGTTGAAATAGTACTGGCAGTCAGCGTTCCAACGCAGGGAATACTCAGCAAGCGCTGTCCAACCTCATCTTCGTCCAACTTTCGTTTCAACTGAGATTCCAGATCTTTAATCTGCTCAACAAGATAGTGATAATGCTGTTGTAATTTCAGCAGTAACTGGCTGAGATAAAGAGGCAAACTACTGTCCTCAAGAAGGGTACTCAGTCGACTAATAACGGCAGCACCTCGCGGAACGCTGATACCAAATTCCAGCAGAAAAGCATGCATCTGATTAGTTGTTTTCACCTTATCCTGAACCAGGGATTCACGGACACGATGCAGAGCTCGCATTGCCTGCTGAGATTCGGTTCTGGGCTGCACGAAACGCATAGATGGACGTGATGCTGCTTCACAGATAGCTTCAGCATCAACGAAGTCATTTTTGTTGCTTTTAACGAATGGGCGGACAAATTGCGGTGATATCAGCTTTGGAAAATGCCCTAACTCTGCCAGCTTGCGTGCCATAAAGTGAGAACCGCCACAGGCTTCCATCGCGATGGTTGTTGCCGGGCATGTCGCCAGAAATTCGATTAGCTTTGGTCGGGTGAATTTTTTACGGTAAACGGCCTTCCCACGATGATCCTGACAATGAATATGGAAAGAGTTCTTACCCAGATCGATACCAATAAGCGCAATGTTTTCCATGATGGTTCTCCGAATGAAAGCCTGTCCTCAGCATAGTACTGGGAAGGAGGGAGTGACCATCTCATTAAATATACCGGCCTGAAAGCGCTGCTGACGGCGCAGACCGTCACCGGCGTGAAGCCGCGCATTCTCGGTGTGCCGGGTCTGGATCCGCAGGAAGTGGCGACGGCGCTCGCGTCCACCTGCCAGAGCCTGCGCGCCTTTGGCTATGTCAGCGCGTGGGGCTGCAAAACCATTTCTGACGCCATTAACTACCGCGAGAATTTCAGCCAGCGTGAGCTGATGGTTATCTTCCCCGATTTTCTGGCATGGGACACCACGGCGAATGAGACTGCGACAGCCTGGGCAACGGCGCGCGCGCTCGGTCTGCGTGCCAAAATTGACCAGACCGTCGGCTGGCATAAAACCCTGTCAAACGTCGGCGTGAATGGCGTCACCGGCGTCAGCGCCTCGGTGTCGTGGGATTTGCAGGAGCCTGCGACCGACGCCAACCTGCTTAACAAAGCCGGTGTTACGACGCTTATCCGCAATGACGGTTTCAAGTTCTGGGGAAACCGCACCTGCTCGGATGACCCGCTTTTCCTGTATGAGAACTACACCCGCACCGCGCAGGTACTGGCCGACACGATGGCGGAGGCGCATGCGTGGGCGATGGATAAACCCATCACCCCGACCCTGATTCGAGACATCGTATCGGGTATCAATGCCAAATTCCGCGAGCTGAAAAATAACGGGTATATCGTTGACGGCTCCTGCTGGTATGACCCGGAGTCGAACGAGACCGCGACCCTCAAAGTCGGGAAGCTGTATATCGATTATGACTACACCCCCGTCCCGCCGCTGGAGAACCTGACCCTGCGCCAGCGCATCACCGATACCTATCTGGCGAATCTGTCGGATGCGGTCAACAGCTAAGGAGCTCAGAGCATGGCGTTACCCCGCAAACTTAAATATCTGAATATGTTCAACGATGGCCTCAGCTACATGGGCGTCGTTGAGTCCGTCACCCTGCCAAAACTGACCCGCAAGCTGGAGAAATATCGCGGCGGCGGGATGCCGGGCGCGGTATCAATTGACCTCGGCCTCGATGACGACGCGCTGTCGCTGGAATGGACGCTCGGCGGTCTGCCTGACGTTGAGCTGTGGGCGCAGTATGCCTCGCCGGGCGCTGACAGTGTGCCGCTGCGCTTTACCGGCTCTTTCCAGCGTGATGACACCGGCGCGATTTCTGCCGTCGAGGTGGTGATGCGTGGCCGTCACAAAGAGTATGACGGCGGTGAGAACAAGCAGGGCGAAAGCGGCACGACCAAAATGTCGACCGAGTGCGCCTATTACCAGCTCACGATTGATGGCCGCGAAGTCATCGAGATTGACGTCGTTAACATGGTGCTGAAAGTCGACGGCGTCGACCGTCTGGCGGAGCACCGCCGGGCGATTGGCCTGTAATCCCTTAACCGGTCAGTGAGGCTGGCCGGTCACTTTTCCTGATGAGAATACCCATGAAAAATATCAATGAAACTGCCGTTGCTGACACTGAAACCGTCAATCCGAATGTGGTGATTTTTGACACTCCGCTGATGCGCGGTGAGCAGAAAATTGAACAGGTCACGCTGACCAAACCGAATGCCGGAACCCTGCGCGGGGTGTCGCTGGCCTCGCTGGCGAATTCCGACGTTGATGCGCTGATTAAGGTGCTGCCGCGCATGACGTATCCCGCACTGACTGAGCACGAGGTCACGCGTCTCGATGCGTCTGACCTGATTTCGCTGGCCGGGAAGGTGGTCGGTTTTTTGTCGCCTGCTTCGGGTCGCTGACCTTTCCGAAAAACCTGTCGGTCGATGACCTGATGGCGGATATCGCGGTGATTTTCCACTGGCCGCCATCAGAGTTACATTCCCTGAGCGTGACCGAGCTCCTGACATGGCGCGACAAGGCGCTGCAACGAAGCGGAAACCATCATGAGCAATAACGTCAGAATTGAGGTGCTGCTGAATGCCGTTGACCGGGCAAGCCGACCGCTCAAAGCCATTCAGAACGCCAGCAAATCCCTGTCCGGTGATATCCGCACCTCACAGAAAAGCCTGCGCGAGCTGAATGCGCAGGCATCCCGTATCGACGGATTCCGAAAAGCCAGCGCACAGCTTGCCGTGACCGGTCACGCGCTTGATAAAGCGAAACAGGAAGCCGAAGCACTCGCCACGCAGTTTAAAAATACGGAGCGCCCGACGCGTGCGCAGGCGCAGGTGCTTGAATCCGCGAAGCGTGCCGCCGAAGGTCTGCAGACGAAATACAACAGCCTCACGGAGTCAGTTAAGCGCCAGCAGCGCGAGCTCGGTGCAGTGGGGATTAATACCCGTAATCTGGCAAATGATGAGCGGGGGCTTAAATCCCGCATCGCTGAAACCACCGCGCAGCTTAACCGTCAGCGCGAGGCACTGGCGAAAGTCAGCGCACAGCAGGCGAAGTTAAGCCGGGTAAAAGAGCGGTATCAGGCCGGTAAATCACTGGCCGGTAACGCGGCGGCGGCGGGCGCTGCCGGTGTCGGTATTGCGACGGCGGGAACGATGGCCGGGGTTAAGCTGCTGATGCCGGGCTATGAATTTGCGCAGAAGAACTCGGAGCTGCAGGCGGTGCTCGGTGTCGACAAACAGTCACCCGAAATGCAGGCGCTGCGCAAACAGGCGCGCCAGCTCGGGGACAATACGGCGGCCTCTGCCGATGATGCGGCGGGGGCGCAGATTATTATCGCCAAAAGTGGCGGGGATGCGGCGGCCATTCAGGCGGCGACGCCGGTCACGCTGAATATGGCGCTGTCCAACAAGCGCACGATGGAAGAGAACGCCGCGCTGCTGACCGGGATGAAATCAGCGTTTCAGCTCTCAAATGACAAGGTCGCGCATATTGGCGATGTTCTCTCGATGACGATGAACAAAACCGCCGCCGACTTTGACGGGATGAGCGATGCGCTGACCTATGCCGCGCCGGTGGCGAAAAATGCCGGGGTAAGTATCGAGGAAACCGCCGCGATGGTGGGGGCGTTGCACGACTCCAGAATCACCGGCTCGATGGCGGGAACGGGAAGCCGTGCCGTCATGAGTCGCCTGCAGGCACCGACAGGCAAAGCCTATGACGCCATCAAAGAACTCGGGGTGAAAACCTCCGACAGCAAGGGCAACACGCGCCCGATATTTTCCATCCTGAAAGAAATGCAGCGCAGTTTTGAGAAAAATAATCTCGGGACGGGTCAGCGTGCGGAATACATGAAAACCATTTTCGGGGAGGAAGCCAGCTCGGCGGCCGCCGTGCTGATGACTGCGGCCTCAACCGGCAAGCTCGATAAGCTCACCGCCGCGTTTAAAGCCTCGGACGGCAAGACTGAGGAGCTGGTTAAGGTTATGCAGGATAACCTCGGCGGCGACTTCAAAGAATTTCAGTCAGCCTATGAGGCGGTCGGGACCGACCTGTTTGACCAGCAGGAGGGCTCACTGCGTAAGCTGACGCAGACGGCCACGCAGTATGTGCTCAGACTCGACGGCTGGATCCAGAAAAATAAGGGGCTGGCGACCACCCTCGGCGTGGTGGTCGGGGGTGCGCTGGCGCTGATTGGTGTGATGGGCGGGATTGGCCTTATCGCATGGCCGGTGGTGATGGGGATTAATGCCATCATTGCGGCGGCTGGCGTGCTCGGTGTGGTTTTCAGTACGGTCGGCGGCGCGATTGTCACGGCCATTGGCGCAATCAGCCTGCCGGTGCTGGCGGTTGCCGGGGCGGTGGTGGCCGGGGCGCTGCTCATCCGTAAATACTGGGAGCCTATTGGCGCATTTTTCTCGGGGGTGGTGGAGGGGCTGAAAGCCGCCTTTGCACCGGTGGGGGCGATGTTTTCCCCGCTCGCGCCGGTGTTTGATGCCATTGCGGAAAAGCTGGGCGTTGTCTGCCAGTGGTTTAAAGACCTGCTTGCACCGGTGAAAGCCACGCAGGACACGCTCGACAGTTGCAAAAATGTCGGCGTGGCGTTTGGTCAGGCGCTGGCTGATGCGCTGATGACGCCGCTCAACCTGTTTAACAGCCTGAGCGGCAAGGTTGACTGGCTGCTGGAGAAACTCGGCGTTATCAAAAAAGAATCGACCGACCTCGACCAGACTGCAGCCAAAGCGGATAAGGCTTCACCGGGTGGCGGGTATATCCCTGCGACAGCGAGTTATGGCGGGTATCAGGCGTATCAGCCGGTCACTGCGCCTGCAGGTCGCTCTTATATCGACCAGAGCAAAAGCGAATACAACATCACCCTGCAGGGTGGCGTTGCGCCGGGTGGTGACCTTGACCGCCAGCTCCGCGACGCCGTCGACAAACTTGAACGTGAAAAGCGCGCGCGTCAGCGATCCAACATGAGACTCGACTGAGAGAGGGGGCAAAATGTTAATGGTGCTGGGCTTTTTTGTGTTTGAACGGCGCACCCTGCCGCATCAGTCGATGCAGTATTCGAAGGACTATCGGTGGGTGTCCAATGACCGTATCGGCAGGCGACCGGCTTATCAGTTTCTTGGGGAGGGGGAGACCTCGCGCACCCTGTCGGGGACGCTTTACCCTGAAATCACCGGCGGGCGTCTGTCGCTGCAGGCCATCGAACTGATGGCCGACGAGGGGCGTGCGTGGCCGCTGATTGACGGAACCGGCATGATCCACGGAATGTACGTTATCGATAAAGTGACCCATAACCACACCGAGCTTTTCAGCGACGGCGCAGCGAGAAAAATCGAGTTCACTCTGTCCCTGAAACGCGTCGACGAGTCGCTTGCGGCCATGTATGGCGACCTGAAAACGCAGGCGGATAATCTGGTCACGTCTGCCGGTGAATGGGCGGGAGGGCTGGCAGGATGATAACGGGAATGAATATTCAGGCCGGGGCGCGTGTTGCCCCTGCGTATATGCTCACGCTGGACGGGGCGGATATCACGCAGAATTTCAGCGACCGGCTTATCGGTCTGACCATGACCGACAATCGCGGATTCGAGGCTGACCAGCTCGATATCGCGCTCGATGATACTGACGGGCTGGTCGAGCTGCCGCCGCGCGGGGCATCACTGACGCTGTGGCTGGGCTGGCAGGGCTCCGCACTGGTCAACAAGGGGAGTTTCACGGTGGATGAAATCGAGCACCGGGGCGCGCCTGATACGCTGACCATCCGGGGACGTAGCGCAGATTTTCGCGGCTCGCTGAACTCACGGCGCGAGCAGTCATGGCACGACACCACGCTCGGGGTGATTGTGGAGACCATCGCGCAGCGTAATAAGCTGACGGCCAGTGTTGCTGATGCCCTGAAAGCCATCGCCATTCCGCATATCGACCAGACGCAGGAATCTGATGCGGCGTTTTTGTCCCGACTTGCTGAGCGTAACGGTGCATCAGTGTCGGTGAAAGCCGGGAAATTATTATTCCTGAAAGCCGGTAGTGCGATGACGGCCAGTGGTAAGCCGATCCCCCAAATGACCGTCGAGCGTGGCGATGGCGACCGCCATCAGTTCGCCATTGCAGACCGGAAGGCTTACACCGGCGTGACGGCGAAATGGCTACATACCAGAGACCCGAAACCACAAAAGCAAAAGGTGAAGCTCAAACGTAAACCCAAAGAGCAGCACCTGCGCGCGCTGCAGCACCCGAAAGCCACCAAAACATCAGCAAAGGCTAAGAAGAAAAAAGAGCAGGAAGCGCGGGAAGGTGAGTATATGGCCGGAGAGTCGGACAACGTTCTTGAGCTCACGACCATCTATGCCACAAAGGCGCAGGCCATGCGCGCGGCTCAGGCAAAGTGGGACAGGATACAGCGAGGCGTGGCGGAATTTTCCATTACGCTTGCCACTGGTCGGGCTGATTTATTTCCCGAAACGCCGGTGACCGTGAAAGGCTTTAAGCGCGTGATAGACGAGCAGGCATGGATAATCAGCCGTGTGGTGCACAGCCTTAACGGGAGTGGCTTCACGACGGGCTTAGAGCTTGAGGTTAAGGTTTCTGATGTGGAGTATGAGAGAGAAGAAATAGCGTAGTAATTTACTATATGTATTTGTTTTATAAGGTTAAAATGAGTAAAATCACAGTATTGAAAACGCTCAGAGGTGCTCATCATGTTTCACTGCCCGAAATGCCATTACGCCGCCCATGCCCGCACGAGTCGCTATTTTTCTGACACCACAAAAGAGCGGTATCATCAGTGCACAAACATCAACTGCAGTTGTACTTTTGTCACGACAGAAACCGTTGAGCGTTTCATCGTTTCGCCGGGGGAAGTCGTATCGGCTCCACCGCACCCGACGATGACCGGTCAGCATCAAATGCCCTGGCTGTGAACCAAAAGAAAACCCCGCAAATGCGGGGTTTTCTGTATTTTCGCGATTAGACATCGTCCGGTAGTTCGCGTATCGCTTTACGTATGTTTGATTCTGCGTCGTCAAGTTCACTTATAGCCCTGTTGATATCTGAACGGCCATTCTCTACCTTGGAGCGTGTACGCTTCAAAACGGTCATGGCGTCATCAATTGCACTTAGAGCCCGCTTTAATCTTCTCTTGGTATCCATCTTTGCCAATTCCTTGTTTTCATAGATATTTCACAATATTTAATGAGAATACATTGGTATTAATCGAAAATAAGTGTCTGGTATCTCATTTATACAACCTGAAAAAATGATTTGTGAGGGCTTCTTCCTGTCTGATGTGGCATTACTTTTTAGTTCAGGTGACGAAGGGGTAAGCCTCGCATAAGCGAGGCTTTTAGTATCGATGTGGTCAATGTGTGGACATTGATAGAAATAAATCCATTTATTTCAGTAGATTACAGGAAAAAAATAAGCCTGCGTAAGGGAGATTACGCAGGCTAAGGAGGTGGTTCCTGGTACAGCTAGCATTTATGGGTTATGTTTTTCAGCGGAGTGGATAATACCCTTAATGAACGAAACGGTATGTGATCGATTTCTAAGAATCTTCCGAACGCTGAAAAATAACCGTAATTAACTACTTAGCATGCGGGTTACGTGTGGACTCACTGGCAAAATTACGCATCAACAATGCATAATTCAGATCGATATCCTCTGGTACAGGCATCCACACGGTGTAACCATCGCCCGGCGCAACTGGCATGGCTTCGCCTTTCGCGTTTTCCATCTGCTCGAGAGTAAAGTTGATATTGCCTTGTGGGGTCATCAGCTCCAGGCTGTCGCCGACAGTGAATTTGTTTTTTACCAGCACGGCCGCCAGTTCACCTTTACGTTCGCCGGTGAATTCGCCGACAAACTGCTGACGCTCGGAAACAGAGAAGCCGTATTCGTAGTTTTGATAGTCGTCATGTGTATGGCGGCGCAGGAACCCTTCGGTGTAACCACGATGCGCCAGACCCTCCAGCGTTTCCAGCAGTTGCGGGTCGAACGGTTTACCGGCTGCGGCATCATCAATGGCTTTACGATAGACCTGCGCGGTACGTGCACAGTAATAGTACGACTTGGTGCGGCCTTCGATCTTCAGGGAATGCACGCCCATCTGCGTCAGGCGCTCAACGTGGGCAATGGCACGCAAATCCTTCGAGTTCATGATGTAAGTGCCGTGTTCGTCTTCGAATGCGGTCATGTACTCACCCGGGCGCTGGGCTTCCTCAATCATAAAGACTTTGTCTGTTGGTGCGCCAATACCCAGCGTGGGTTCGACGTTTTGTACCGGGATAGGCTCGTACTTATGCACGATATTGCCCACTACATCTTCTTTCCCTTCCTGCACGTTGTATTCCCAGCGGCAGGCATTGGTACAGGTACCCTGGTTTGGGTCACGCTTGTTGATGTAGCCAGAGAGCAGGCAACGGCCGGAGTAGGCCATGCACAGCGCGCCGTGAACGAAGATCTCGAGCTCCATATCCGGCACCTGGGTGCGGATCTCTTCAATCTCTTCCAGCGACAGCTCACGGGAGAGGATCACGCGGGTCAGCCCCATCTGCTTCCAGAACTTCACCGTCGCCCAGTTTACGGCGTTAGCCTGTACCGAAAGGTGAATGTCCATGTCAGGGAAGTTTTCGCGCACCAGCATAATCAGACCAGGGTCTGACATGATCAGTGCATCCGGCCCCATTTCCACCACCGGTTTCAGATCACGAATGAAAGTCTTCAGCTTGGCATTATGTGGGGCAATGTTAACCACCACATAGAATTTTTTACCCAGTTCATGGGCTTCATTAATACCGAGCTGCAGGTTTTCGTGGTTGAATTCGTTGTTGCGTACGCGCAGTGAGTAACGCGGTTGGCCCGCATACACAGCGTCTGCGCCATAGGCGAAAGCGTAACGCATGTTTTTCAGCGTTCCCGCCGGGGAAAGGAGTTCCGGTTTAAACATAATTTTCTCGTTCTGATGACAGGTCAGACTCGCCTCACTCAATGAGGCGGTTAGGGGAGTGCCCCCATATTAAGGGCGGGCATTGTAGCGCTGCAGGGAAGGCAGGTAAAGAAAAACGCCGGGCGACAGCGTTGCGTTACCCGGCTGAGCGAGTAATTATCAGGTCTTATCTTTTATCGTCTGACTGACACCATTGGTCTTAACCGAAGTAATACCGGTCTCGCGTGACTGTTCATTCGCATACAGTTGACTGCTACCAATAATCTGGTGGTTTGCAGCTTTCAGGTTGAAATGTAATTTTCCATTAGCCGCTGTTTTTTTCTCATAACGCTCATCCAGAGGGCTGTTAGCCTGGACAGATGCGATCCCTTTTTCCGCAGCGCTTTTGGTAGTGTAAAGCTCACTGGTAAGGATTATTTCCCCGTTCCCAGCTTTAAGAACAAAGCGGTACTGATCATCGCTACTCTTACTTAATTCAAACCAACCAGCCATATGAACTCCTTGATTAAAAGTTTTAGATCAAACAGTTATTGACGACAGTGTTGTCAGAAAGAGTATGAGCGATATTTGGAGAGTTGCTAGTCACCAGGGCCCCATGAAGCAGCGGGCCCTGAAGGGCAGGAGTGTTTAAGCAATTCGGCAGGCGTCGGCTTCCCAGCGATACCCCACGCCATAGACCGCGCGGATAAACGACTGCTCAGCATCCAGCGACTCCAGCTTGCGTCGCAGGTTCTTAATATGGCTGTCGATGGTGCGGTCGGTAACGACGCGATAATCGTCATAGAGATGGTTAAGCAATTGTTCTCGGGAGAATACTTTTCCCGGCTCATGTGACAACGTTTTAAGTAAGCGGAATTCAGCGGGTGTTAAATCGAGCATCTTCCCACGCCAGGAGGCCTGAAAACGGCCTTCATCGACGATAAGCGGGCTTTCTGCATCCATTTGTTGTAGTTCGCGCTGCGGTTTGCATCGGCGCAGGATCGTTTTAACACGCGCGACGACTTCGCGCGGGCTGTACGGTTTACAAATATAATCATCTGCACCGATCTCCAGCCCCAGCAGGCGATCAATCTCTTCGATTTTAGCGGTTACCATCATGATGGGGACTTCTGAGAAGCGGCGGATTTCCCGACACAGGGTCAGACCATCGGTACCGGGCAGCATCAGATCCAACAAGATCAGATCGGGCGGTGTTTGGCGCACGTAAGGCAGAACCAGGTCGCCGTGGCTGATGAGCGTAGGAGCGTAGCTCGCTGCCCGCAGGTAGTCTATGAGCAGTTGCCCCAGCTTGGGTTCGTCTTCCACGATCAGAATACGCGGTGTGTTTTCATCAATGGGTAACTCAGTCATACATCTCTCTGTAAATCATGGTTATGGCTCTCATGCCAGTAACGGCGTGGATATTGATAACTGTTGGTAAAATGTACCCCTGTCAGTATCCCCGTGATTGTAGCTGATGGTTAAATTATGCTCACATCCCCCACCATGTTTTGGGTGAATTTCTGGCATGCTGGCGCGTTTAGTGAGTTTCGGATATTCATAGCGACTTGTAAACATGATCACACCGCGCTAAATGTTCATCTGTTCAAATAAATGGGTTCTAAAACTATGCTCAAGCCAGTAGAGAAGAAGTTCTGGTGGCGACTATATGACTTACTCGTTAACGGCGCTGTAATCACGTTTTGAGGAAATCGTAGGCATATAGAAATAGCTTCAATGATATGATAGACAAGGAAAAGCTACGGGAAACCGTGTAATGTTCGGGAGTCACGGAGTCTCGGATCACCTCGCGGTGTAGTTCAAACTAACTTAATTATAGAAATTGAGCAGAATAAGATGGCAATTTTTAATTTATACTCAAAGCGACAAAAATTAATAAATGGCGAGATAGATGAAGTCTATTCTTATGATGAAATACCAAGAAAATTAAGAGTGCAAATAATACATATAATGACAGATGTAATAGGTTCGTGTACTTCATTTTCTAGTATGCGATTTTCTTCATATAGATCTAATAGATCAGATAACACCTACAAATTTATATGCAAAACATTACGCACCGAATATGGATTATTCACTTTAGAGAGAGATTCATACTCTTTCTTTACTGAGGTTCGAGACTTTTTTTTGAAAGCTGATGATGTAAATAAATGTCTGGATATCATAGACTTGACATTTAACGTCATAAATAGCGATCTGAGAGACTATTATAGAAATAGTCCAGAAAAAATCAATAATGCGATAGAGGAATTAAACATAAGGTTTAAGGAAAATGCTGTTGGTTTTCAGTTTGAGAATGGAGGATTAATGAAAATTGATTCTCAGTATATTCATTCTGAAGTAGTGAAGCCTACACTTTTTTTATTGAGTTCGAAGGATGAATACAATGGTTCAATGAATGAGTTTCTTTCGGCTCATGAGCATTATAGACATGGAAAATATAAAGAAAGCATGGTTGATTGCTTAAAAGCATTTGAGAGTTTAATGAAATCTATTCATGATAAGCGTGGGTGGGAATATGACCCCAAGAAAACAACCGCAAGGGAACTGGTTAACGGATGTCTCAAAAATGAGTTGATCCCAGAGTATTTGCAGAATCAATTTTCATCTTTGCGCGGTATGTTAGATAGCGGAATTGCTACAATTAGAAACAAAGAGGCTGGGCATGGACAAGGCGCTGATGTAAAAACGGTAGAAGAATCACTCGCAAGTTATATGCTTCATTTAACGGCGACTAATTTGCTGTTTTTAGCTGAATGCGATAAAGCATATTGATTGTTCAAATAATGATGAGACGAAAATAGGTTGCTGCGGAATTCGATTTCCGTAGCGGCCTTTACAATATTATTGCTCTGTGAAAAATAGCGATTAATCGTGTTGATAAAAATACAGAATTTAAATTCGTGGATTGAGCTTTACGAAATATTTAATGATTGATGAGGATATACGGAGGGATGGCAGGGGAGTAGATAAAAAATAGCGCCTAGAGGATTCGGCGCTATGCAATGAGTAAGTAGTTAATGGTGCTAATGAATCAAAACTAATTTCCTTCCCTAAATATATTACTCCATTTATTCCGATTGCTGAAATGTTTTTGCTAGTGTTGAATAAAGCCGCCTACGGCATTGTAAGTGGCAAAGTTAATTAGCTGATGAATTAGCGTCGGGGCTGAATTAAACCTCCTGGTCGTGTGGCCTGTTCCCTTATTTGGGCCATAGAGATCCGCTTGATAGTGGCTTCTAACTCGCGGCTATCCTTCTCACTCCAGCCGTTTGTAGTATTAACCGTTATGTTGTAGTTATTAATTACATCACCACCACCGCCGAAAGCGTCACGGTTACTTATTACGCGCCCGTTATCGCCTGGGATCATATATTGCTTATTGCCCTGTTGGAATAACTCAGGCTTGCCGTGTTCGCCTACGCGGTACATGTTCCCGCCTAATACGGATCCGCCGTTGTAACGTCTGCCACTGAAAAAGGATGAGGCAAAGCCCATAAGCCCTGATAAAGCACTCATTGCTATACCTGCGGCCCCGCCCATAGTAGCTGTGGACACTGCCGCCGCTGCTGGTGCTGCTGATGCCGCAATAGCTCCCATCTGTGCTGTGGTTGCCGCGCTGCTTGCTTGGCTTTGGGCTTCCATCACTATCTGCTGTCTAAGGTATTCCGTTTCCCCCCTTCAATAATGTCAAAGCCACGGATTTTTATATATTCTTCTGTAGGTATGAGCTTTTCATTGCCGTTTTGAATGATGATCCGCTTAGCGTTGATCTGTTGGATTACCTCATCGGCTTCCATTACGTCATCAAGAAATAGCATCGACATGCGGGCAAAGTTCAAGTTTTGTTCTTGCTCTAAGATTGAGACATCGATATTGGCAACGGCGGCAGCCTGTGCTTCTGCGTTGGCTTGTACGTTGTTGGTGTTGTTGATTGTCACGTTGCTTTCTTGCTTCCTCGGTGCATTACGGCCTATTGCGGCTAATCGAGCTTTTACCCTTAATCCGGCTTTGCTAATCGCTGCGTTATCTTCCCTTACTGTATCGGCAATGCTCATACATTCATCCATTAGCCTTTCTGCGGCGAATTCCTTTGCTAACGTTACCGCCTCCCGTAACTCTGGATATGTGCGGATCCATTTGAATATCGTCCTGACGGTTGGGAAGCCTGGTGTATTGCCGATCTGGTTAATTGATTTACCGTTTAATATTTCATCAATAATCTTATCAAGCCACTTTTCCGAATAAGTGGATCCGCGTGGTCTAGCCATAGTATTTGCCTCCTGTATGCTTAGATCTTATGCAAAATGTAAATGTGAATTATTACGTTAAGTTATTAATAGTTACCTAACCCTTTATTCATGCGGGCTGGCGGCTTAAATAGGTTTTGAATGTATCGCTTATTCTTCCTGTATCGCGCTGTGTAACGTTCGTTTATTTGCCGCTTATGATTGCCTATCTGTCATTTAAGGGTCGTTAAAACGTGTTTAAGCGCGTTTATTGATGGGTAATTCTTGCGTTGAATATCTGATTAAATACTTCGTGATCTGTTGGTTTAATGCGCTTCTCTGCTGCCGTCGCTGGTCATCCTATATCCCTTAATATCTTGGCAGTGTGGCTAATGGCTTCGTCTAATGTTTTACCTTCGCTCAGGGATTTTGTAATGCACTGGTTTTCTATCACCTGACAGGCGGTTAATTTGTTCAATTGATCCGGCGATAGCAAATCTCTCGATACTCCGCGCTTGCTTCCTATGAATCTGTTGTCCATTGCTGCCAGCTTCATATAGTACTCAGGTCTTGCGTCATGTTCTGCCAGTAGCTCTCTGGTCGGGTGGTAATTCAGTAATTGGATCTCTCGTTTCTCCAGGCGCTCGCGTATATAGCGATTATTCTTAATAATGCTATGGCGTAGGGCCATGATTCGATCTCTGTTTTCGCAGTTACCTCTCAGAAAACTAGCTAACAATTCGAACTGGTCGATATTCAATAGGTAATGCCTTTGTTTTTGACCTCTTTTGATAGGATTAATTCTGGATTTATAATCCAGTAATTCATCGCCACCATTCACAGCATCGGTTATACATTCCTTGTATTCGACGTTGGGCAATTTCCCGTACACTTCAAAATCTTCCTTGTTATTTCGCATCACTCTTGTAATGCTGTCGTGATCCATATCCAGGCGATTAGCAATCAATCGGCTTGATACTCTCCACTCATCACCGCGCCTGATTAATACATTATCAGCCGGATCCAATGTCACAACGGGTGCATATTTAGCCCGCTGGCGTGTTTTGGCGTGGTTAATTGCAAAGGCTCGCTTACATACTGAATGACCGAAAAAAGCGCGTGTAGTGGTTTTGTGGTTGTAAAATCGCATGTTCTTTCCCTCCGGTTATTTCTTAACGTTGATGCGGATCGGCTTGCGGATAATCCGCTGGTTAAATGTTGCTGTGTTGGCTGTTGCTCTGGTCAAATTAATCTTCCTTCTTCGGGCCGTGGCGTTGAATACCGCGCTTGCTGTAATGTTCATTCATGGATTCAATAACCTTTTCAAGCTCGCGTTTTAATTTTCTTAGATGTTTTTTCTCCTCCTTGCTCTCATTGTGCGCCGTCTTTAATTCTTCAAGCATCTGATCGATCACCTCAAGGATAATGTCTGCAAAATGTCTAATATTGTGTCGTTGGTAAAACTGATGTTTTGGATCCGGCTCGCGTTTCATTTTTTCGATTCGGCGGCTGATAACCTTCACGCCGATGGTAATGATGTTCAACATAATATTCACCTCGTTAAAAATCATCGGTTAATTGTGCTGGCAAAATAATAGAATTCACGTAAAGCTCTTGGCTTTAACAAAATGTTTAATACTCTCATGGGGAATAAATAGCCCGCGCTAGGCGGGCCATGTTGCTGATTAGAATTTAATTACTTTACTTGGCACGGGCTTGTTAATAATGCTGGCGTTTGCTGTAAGCTGCTTACCATCGCTCGGCAGAGTCCATTCCTCTGGGTGTTCTTTCATGTTCATCACTGCCTGGCTAATATACTCATCATCATTAAATAACGGGTTATAGACCGTATAGAACGGTTTAATAGATCCGTCACTCATATATAACTTGACAAGTTTTTTATTTAAGCGGGGTAAATGTTCAACCTCAGTCTTAACAATCCCCATTTCCTTCATAATTTCCAGGCGTTCGCCAGCGGCGGCAACCTCACGATTGTAAGCGCTTAATTGTTGCTCATACTGTACCTGGTGTACGGATATTTCGTAGCTCTTATTACTCATAAATTCATCCAGGGCTTCGGCAATATTGGCCTCGAATACTCCGCGCCGTCCATCGCTCATCACTGTTTCTTTGATATGCAGATCCGCGTGAATCTCTGCGCCGGATTGGAGTTTAATCACTGCCCCTTTGCCGCTGGTCGGGATATCTGCATCAAAAATACCGTGTTTCTCAAAAACGGCTGGTAATGTCATGCTCATGGGTAAATCCTCCTGTTAGTTGTTGAGAGCAAATTTAATGATTTCTTGCATGTGCTTCTGCTGGTCTGCCATGCGTTTCATGTTTTCCTCGCGCTTAACCTGATATTCATCAGGCGGCGGGGTTAAATAATCTGTCGGATTTGGTACATCATCACCGTAATTAATCGGCATATCCGGCGCGGGTGGCGTTCCGTCCGGTTGTTCTGCCTGAAAATAACCATCAGGATCCGGCGCTTTGCCGTCCGGCTGATAATGATTTTCGAAATAGCGCTCTGTGTCTTTATCAAGCTGTGTTTTGAAATATGTTTTCGGATCGGGTGTGTTGCTCAT